GCCGTTTCGGAGAGCGTGACTAGCGAATCTCCATGATGCTTCGATTCCATCGGGACCTTCCATTTCATTTGAGACATTTATAACCGTGCATGACACGGGAAGTCGGCCCTTTGGATCATCGATCCATGATTGAACACGACCAGTGCGGGCGATCAGATCAGTAGACATTTATACTAAGTCGTTGAGTGTAGGTGGTTTGTAGTTAGGACCTTTGAGAACTTTACCGTCATCCCGGTAAACAGGTTTGCCATCATCACCAAGCTTTGACATGTTGGACTGATGTACACGATTCATTGCTGTGTCAAGGTCCCATTCTTGACTAGCAGCAAACTGGTATGCAACATACACCAGATCTGCAAGCTCTTTTAATTGCTCACAGTCGTCCTTGAAATGGTATGCCTCATGAAACTCACTCCACTCTTCATCGATCAAAGATTTCTGGATTGATTTCTTCTTGGTCCCTGTCGTCAGAGAATAGGCTGATCGGAATTCCTCCGCTTGGTCCAGTAGACTGGTGTGAATGTACGAGTTCATTTTCAAGATAGTGGATAGCTTTTTTAATGTCGGAAGCCTTTGTTGCAGCACTTTTGTGACCGGCACGGCAAATATATTTAACTGCACAGCCAAGATGATAGTTTAGTTCCCAGTCTCTGATTGCATCCCAGCATTCAATTGATCCTCGGGTGTAGTAGGCAGGTGAGAAGTGGGCCATAGTTTAACTAGGTTAGAAACGGTATTGGAAAGGACAAAGTTCTGATGCTGTAAAGCTTCAAAGACAGTGATGATGTCTGCTTTGTCTGCGTGTTTGAGTGTGTCGTTAATTCTCCTCATCTTGAATTGCTGCTCCATTGTCAGCTCCAAGACAGGAGGCGGGGGTCCAAAGAATTGGTTGTGCGAGTCGGAAGTCATAGTCTTCGTGCTGTAGAATCTTAGCTAGCCGAGCATTGAGAAGAGCATCATCGTCTGATAATCCTTTCTCTCTGTATGCTTGACACACAGCTTCCCAGTGAAAGTCACACTTGTCAAGTAAATCAGCAGCACGCTTGACTCCGATACCAGGACAGCCAGGGTACCCATCAGTTGGGTCACCAGCTAGTGACTGTATCATATGCCAGCGGTCTCCATCTTCCTTGGTGATCTCTTCTACTTCACCCTTCATGTCCCAATAAGTACCAGGAATCTGACGTAAGTCCTTGTCTGGACTACACAGAATGGTATCAGTGGAGTTAGGGCTGGTAGCGTCAATGCCAAGGGAGTCGTCAGCTTCAAGGCCGCGACGGGTGACAGTGCTGTAATTCAACTCACACCAGTTAACCAGACGTCTGTATCCTAGTGGCTTACGACGATTCCGGTGACCCTTGTAATCTGGGTAAATTTTTTTACGGAAATTTTCAAAGGATGAGAAGTATAGGATAACTGTGTCATCCATCATGTCTGTTGTGAGTTTTCTAAGCTCACGTTCAAACATTTTTACAACTTCACTGAAGTTAGATTGAGCAATGATAACATCGTTACCAAAATCAATCGAATCTTCATTAGCTTGTGCACATTTGTATGCAGTGTAGTCAGCGTCAATTAAAAGCATTAGTGAACTTGTGCCCAGTTATCTCCGATCTGTGCGTCTGCATCGATACGGATCCTGAGTTTATAATAATTACCAGCCATAGCGGCTGATGTGGTGCAGATTGATGCAACTTGATCAGCTACATCAGGAGGACAACCAAGGGCTTGTTCATCATGCACAAAGGCGTACCTTTCGTGCTTGATTCCTTGGAGCCTATCATGGGTGATTAGTAGCCACCGCTTCGCCAGGACCCCGGCTGCCGACTGCAGCAAGAAGTTCAGTGCTTTATGCGGCGAGTCAACGAGGATATTACGACCGTCGATAGATCGAATGGAACCATTTTCCTTCGCCTTACGTTTGACTGCCTCAACGAAGCTCTCCAGGCCAGGTATGGCATCAAGGTACGCCTTACGTATCTCTTCACCCTTCGACTTAGCCTGTTGTTTAGAAAGCTGTGGATCATAGCTGAGGCCGATGCGGACCGGCGACGCACCATAAAGGAACGCATACGTGACCGTTTTGACCGCCCTGCGGGAGATCCCAATCTTATCAGCATTGACTTGATGTATGTCATCATTAAGAAGGATGTCAGCATAACGCCCATCATCATAGGGAGATAAGTAATGGGCAAAGATTCTTAGTTCTATCCCTGAAAGGTCGCTATCTACTAGCTTCCAGCCAGGGCGAGTTGTGAACAGCTCTCTGCAGTCAGCATCACTTGAAACCTGGGCCAAGTTTGGACGTGCATGAGCCATTCGATGGGTGGCAGCGCCTATAAAACAGGAGTGGTGAAGTCTGCCATTCTTGACCAACTTCAACCATGCGTTGTTGCCTTGCGACAGCATTCCAAGCTTCTTTTGTGTTTCAAGAATCTTGACGAATAACAACGCTTCTTCTGTACCTATGTCCTTCAAAACTGTTTCATCAATAACTGGCTTACCAGTTTCTGTGAGTTTTGTAAACTCCCATTTCTGAAACTCTTTGAAGTACCAGGCAATGTGATCGCGGCTACTAGGATTAAAGTCTTTGAGCCGTTGCATCTCTGCACCAGCAACATAGCCTTGAGTCTTGTTGTCACGTTTTGGTGTGAATAGGTTACCAGGGACAGCATAGCATAAGCCTCCAGCGCACTCTCTAAGGCTCTCCAAGGACGTGAGAAGGGTGTTCTCTAGCTCCTGGGCCTTACGTACGTTAAAGGGCCATCCTACGGCCTCCTGGGCAGCCATTAGCTCAGCAACGCTGTGCTCTAGCTGTACCGCTTCAGGTATTTCTGGAAATGTTTCCATAGTTTGGATAATACAGCAACGTCTTGGACGCAATACTCTTGCATCTCAGGGGACCATGCTTTCCAATCAGCAGTCTTACCAAACTCACCTTTATGGCAACTTAGCCTGTACCCGTAGGCTTCAAGGCTATGTGATCCATATAGTTTAGCTGGCATCATTGCCCACTTCCTCTTTAGATCAACATCTAAAAGATTAGTATGAAAGAATCTACTGAGGATTAGCGTGTCAATCTGGTGATGATGGTGGAAAAACGGGTAATGCTTTTTAAGTTGTGGCGTGTCATACCCAATGCCATTGTGGGCAACAAGTAGATCCGCTTCAGCAAGGATGTTGATGCCTGTGACAAGCGTTTCACAGTCATTACCCTGGTCATTGTATTGGTAAACTTTACCAGTGTCGAGATCTTGTGTGACCAGACAATGGACAACGGAGGAATCGAAGCCATCAGTTTCAATGTCGTAAGCAAGTTTCATCTGCCTGGTTTCCAGACATATGTTTTATCAATGAACTTAGCACGCGCCACAGCTTCCGCAGTTGGAGGCTCTGGGCGTTGCAACATCATAGAGTATGCAAGGTAATCAGAAGTCAGTAACGGGATCGAATTCTTCTTCAATTTCATATTCAGTAAAACGACAGGTAGAGAGATCATAACTTAACTGACAGGCGACGCCAACTTCGCCAGAATAGCGATTTTTAAGGACGCGCACTGTTGTGCCATTTCGTTCAGGTCCACTCTGCTGATCTCGTTCCAGGGCGATGACTGAATCTGAAAGCTGAGCGATTGAAGCTGATCCACGTAACTGCCCAAGCGTGACTCGGGCACCTTCTTCATGGTTTGTGTCATTGGATGTTCTTCGCAGATGAGATACAAGAAACAAAGCTATACCAGTCCTCTCAACAAGAGAACGTAAGCGGGTCATGGTGATGTCCAGCATACGCCTCTCATCTCCATCTAAGCCTGACAGGAGGATGCTGAGGTGATCAAGGAATACAACACGCACCTCAAGCCCGGTGGCAAGGTACTCAATTCGGTTGTAAATGACATCAGGATCAAAAGAACCAAACCCGTCGAAAAGAAAGAGATTCCAGTTAGCAATAGAATCCTGATACGCCTTGGTGAGAGTAGCTCGGTCATGTTCTCCGATGTGTAGTGACTGGTTTGTAGCAGAAGACATTAGACCTAGAGCCGTACGGCGGTTGGATTCTTCCAACGCCACGTAACCGACCCGTTCTCCTTGATTAAGAAGGTGAGTTGCAAGGTCACGACAGAATGAGGATTTACCAATGCCAGATCCTGCAGTGATTGTTGTAAGCTCTCCATACCGGATCCCTCGTAGCTTGTTTTGTAATCCTTGAAAGGGGAACTCATAAGCACAAGGTTCTTCAGGTGTGGTTAGGTCATCAAGTAATGTCTTGGCATCGATGATGCCGTCAGGACGGTACGTCTTAGCGTCCCATACTGCACGACGGATGCACTCTGCATCATTGGATTGTAATGCATCAGAAGCATCCTTGTACTTCTCCATCCGGGCAATCTTGACCTTGCCAGGAGGTAATAGCTGGGCACATTCTTCAGCAGCCTTACGGCCTGGATCATCATTGTCAAAGAACAAGACGATCTCTTCATAGCCTTGTAGGAATGGCATTGCTCTTTGCAGAGCTTTCTTAGCACTCTGTGCTCCATCAGGTAGAGACACATGAGGCCAGGTGGGCATGGCAGCATAGCCAGATGCTGCATCTATCTCGCCTTCATAAATAGTAAGGCGGGTACCTTTGTCAGGAAATAAGTTCTGGCCAAACAACTGATGATCGACATTCTTGCCTTCCCAGTGAAAGGTTTTATCCAGACTCTTTACCTTGGCACCACATATTTGGCCAGTGTTGTCATAGTAGTGGAATCGCAGCACATCTCCATCCTTATGGATGCGGTACTTACGACATATCTCTTCAGATAAACCTCGTTTAGATAAACGAACAGGTGTACCTAGTATCATGACGTTGGTGATCGTGGATTGTTGTTCACCGTCTGCATGTTGGTAATACCCACATGAGAAGCAGTAAGCATGGCCGTCAGTATAACGGGCCAACGCATCACTGCTCCCACATGAGGGGCAAGATTCATGACGGGAAAACTCACTCTCCTGGCTTGAGCCAGTCAAGGGGTATGTCATAGTACGGGCACCATTGGAATCCGTTCTTTTCTGCCCATGCGGCGTAGGTGGTTTTAGAGTTTTTACTGATCTTATTATAGGGTGCTTGGAAGACCAGGCGGACATCTAAGTCAGGATTACATTTCTTGACAGCTAGCATCTTGCGACGATCTGTAGGTTTAAAGAATCCTTTAGTTTCTAAATAGATATCCCCAACCTTGAAGTCAGGGATGTATTTAGCTTCGATAACATAGTTGAACTTGTCAGGCTCATAGCCATATTCAATGTTCATATTGTCCATCAACTCTGCCACCTGTTCTTCCAGGCGACTACGCATCAGAAGTCCTCATCAACGTTGACAGAAGATGGTGATGCCTCAGGGTTTGGCTCAGAGGTCTTGAAGCCACGTGTGACTCCAAACAGTTCGCTTGCCTCTTCAGCATCCATATCACCACTGTCTTGTACACCAGCACCAGTGTTCAGACTCACAACCTGGATGGCTTTGAGTTTGAGAGAGGTACCGATGTTACCAGCAGGAAGGCAATACGGCTTTTGGATGAAGGCGAGCTTGACCTTAGAACCGCTATACAACGGCAGAGAAGCATCAGTGATGGCAGTGCCCTCAGTATCGACGATAACAGGTACAACCTTATCGCCCTCCTTCCAGCGGAATTTGCATTGATACATACCTTCGCTTGCCTCTTCCCATGGTTCAGGGTTGACAGTGGTACGCTTTGGATTCTTAGCTTTGTTACGAGCCCATTCAAGGCCACCCACACGCTCATCCTCAAGGTTATCAACGATATCCTTAGGAAGCAATGCAGTGAGGGTGTAGCCGTACTCAGACGGCTTGAGGATAGCTTGGTAGCCATCCAATGTGACGGGCTCTTTAGTGACGTGTGTCGCCATAATGATGATGGTGGAAAATTAGCAGAAGAAATAGGTTGACGATTCGACAACCTCAGGATTTAGTGTTCCGACGATGGGTGGTGGTTCAGTTGCATGAATAACTTCACCAAATTTTGTGAGCCAGCAATCTCTTGTGAAGATGTCCGTGTAGGTTTCTCGCACAAGTCTATTGAGTGTTGCCATGTCAGTTGCTCTACAAAGCACCGAGTCATGGATGACTGTGAATGGTCCATTGAACCTCTGAAATGTTTCGTGGAGAATGGACGCATCGACGGAATGGATCAGATTAGGAGCAGTGCTCGACTTATGACGAGTAGGACAAGGATCACCCTCACCAACACTGACAGTAACTTTAGTAGAACCCATGAGCTGTAGCTTCATGCATTGTACCTCTTTCTTGTTACGTTTCTGATTAACTACAAACCCAGAGGGTGTAGTCCATTCAATGTGATCAGCTCCACTACGAATGTACTGACCAACTTGTGTCTTGATCCAACGCATGACACGCATAGGACCAGGAACAATAGCATCCATACTCAGGTATATAGCATTGACGACCATAGTAACTTGATCCTTTGTAGGTTCAAATCCCTGTTCTACTAATGCTTCTCTGACATACGTCCAAGACGATGACTTCGTTGCATTGTATGGAATCGTCATCACTGTTCGCTTAGAAGTGCGCCTAGTACACCATGGATGTAACTCCACGGGTAAGTACTTCTTAGCTTCTTCGGCTACCGCTTTGTAGGCGTCGGATGGTTTATCACTAGGACAAACATTGACAAGACTAGCAGTTGATTGATCCTTCGCCAAGCCTGCCAGTATCTGGAGACCAGAGCAAGTAGCATCAACAGCTACCATTAATCCTGTTGTCTGTTTATCGCAAGCAATACAGCAATGGTATAGCTCATGACATGAAGCCATGAACTGCCATGGTTCTTCGACATCCTCCCATTCAGAGAGATTGCCTATGGGGTCGATAGCAACCTTTGTGATTAAGTCGTGATTATTCCTAACCCACTCAAGCCTTTCAGCCATTGTGGCTTTGTCAAGTCCGAAGGTAGTGGCAGCTTGAAATGCTAACCATTCTTCTGACTCAGGAGTAATAAACGACTCATCAGCAAACCTTATTAAGCTTTTACCAAAGTCTGTATCTTGTGGTGATAAGTATGCAGGAATCGGATACGTTCTTCCACGGTAGTCGAAAGACCAACATTGAAAAAACGTCTCATCCTTAAACTTCTCAGCCGCTTCAAGCTGA